AAAGCCCTTCTAAAATCTATACTGTTGATACTCCGAAAATGGAAATATATCAAGAGAATAGAGGTCTCTTAGAAAGTTTATCAGAACAATTATTTGGAGATACACTTGAAATGCAAACTGTAATTCTTGAAGAAAACTTTTCTAATTTATCAATGGATGAGAAGATGAATTACATCTTTAAGTCTAACATTATACAAGGTCGGGTAGTTTCTAAATATTTAAGACTCATATTATTTATTCTAATGTTGATGGTGTTTAAATTGTATTTTTAAATATTAATAATTTTTGTATTTATATTGTTCATAGTGTATCTGGAATTAGCATAGGATAATTTTCTAAATTCTTCTATACTTTTATCCCCTCCGTATTCCTTTAATGAGAATATACTAGGAGCACACTTAATTCTAAAGGCTTGCCCAAAAAGAGCTCTGTAAAATTGTCCCACTAGGTAACTTTTATTTTCGAAAGTTTTGTTACTTATACAATAAGATTTAACACAATTTGGTGAACAAAAATTACCAAATAGTTTATAACGTTGTAATTTAGAACAGTAATCTATAGGTAGATAAAATGGTATACTTTTAAACGTGTGGTGACAGTTATAACATCGAACGTCACTTATACTCTGTTTAGTTTTAGTGATATCTACTCCTCTATTGTAATGTTTTACATTCTTTACAGTTTCTTTTACTATGTCGCAAGTGTCTTCTTCATCGCTTGATAATATTATATTGCAGTCTTTATTATTGGTTTCCGTAAAAAAGCCTGAAATGTCTGCATTTTCTTCTCTTTCTTTATCATGTACCTGAATACAAAGATTTCCAAAAGACAGTGCACTGCTTGAATAATCTTCTTGAATTTCTTCATTGTTGTCAAAAAACATATCTTCTTCTTTATTATCCTGAACGTAATTATTTTTGAAAGTAGTCGTTTCCCATTTCTTTTTCCTACCCCTTTTCTTCTTAACTGTTTCTTCTGAATCTACGGGTACTACTTCTACTATTTCTTTTTTTTTACGGCCCCTTTTCTTAATAGTTTCATCCATTAATTAATTTAAAGAAACCCCTTATAAAAAAGAATAAATGTTTGCTTTATATACCTTTACTTTCATAGGTCTAATTACATACGTCTTAAACAAAGCTTATAATTATTTTAACCCGTATAAGACCTTTGAAGATAAATACGAACATGATGATTACAATTTATTGTGTTATCGCATAATTTTTGAAGACGGTTCTGAAATGCTTGAATCGGAACTAACAGACGAAGAGGTAGAAGAGATGGATATCGACGAAAATAAAATTAAATATATCATAATCGAGTATATGTTTAATGGAGAATTTATGAAGTACATTACATATACAAAGGACATTCGATTTCCAATTTATCCTTTTGACATTACCCCCACAAAGTATCCATATTACCCAGAAGTAGTTATTTTAAATGGAATGGATATCACAAAATATATTCAGCCCTGGTTGGGACCATATTGTAATTTTTACACCGACCGCGAAGAACCAATTAAGCTTGAAGATGCCCTAATGGATCATCCAGATTATAAAGACATTGATTTTAACAATGGTACACTATTGATGCTTTCCAATGAAACACCTTTAAATGGTAGAAAGTGTGTTACTAAACCACTTCCTTGTAAACTAATCTGGAAGAGACATGCTGCCGTAGATCCTAGAGATGATCATCTTTTGGAAAATTGAAACTAATTTTATTAATGTATTTAAAAAATAAATTTATTTAAACCTAAATAATGACAGACGAAACTGAAGAATCTGTATTATTTAGATTTAAAACTGTTCAAACAAATGCTATAAGAATTCTTTTCGAATCTCTTAAAAATATTCTTTCAGACGTAAATTTCAAGGCTGATTCCACCGGACTTAAACTTACTACAATAGATGGAACTAATAGTGCAATAGTTAATTTATTTCTTCAAAAAGAGAAATTTGAAGAATATATCTGTAGTAAAGTAACTAATATAGGTGTAAACCTGTTATCTATTTTTAAGATTTTGAAAGGTATCAAACATGCTGATACTATATCATTTACGATATATCATAACGAAGATGGACATATGTATATACAATGTGAAAATAGCGAGAAAAAGTCAAAAATTTGTACAAAGATTAAATTGCTTGATATGGACGAAAAAATTTATAAAATACCTGATATCCGGTTTAATAGTTATATAACAATGCCAAGTTCTGATTTTCAGACTTACATTTCAGATCTTTCTAACATTTCAAACGAAATACAATTTACATATAATAAAGCCCTTAAGTTGAGGGCTGTAGGAGATTTTGCCGATCAGAGTATCATCATTAATGAAACAAATGATAATTCGGCAGCTGAAGAACAACACGGCACATATAACACCAAATATATTTTACTATTTACTAAATGTACTAATTTATGTAGTACGGTTGAAATTTATCTAAAGACAGGCTACCCTCTGACTATTTTATACAACGTGGCAAATTTAGGACAGATTAAATATTGTCTTGCTCCTAAATAAATTAAATTTCAGAATCTATAACATCATCATCATTTTGACTTATACAAAAATTACATTTATATCTATAGTAAATCTTAAGAAAGGTGTCTTTAACTCTTGTAAATGAAGTCCTGATTAAATAAGAATTCTTAACTAGATTTAATACAATTTCAAGTTTTTCATGGTCTATATCGACATTGTATTTCTTAGTCAATATTTCATCAATACATAATATAATTATTTTTTCGAAATCTTTTGATTGAAAATTTTTAATGTATTTCTTGTTTGTATTCAAAAAGTCTATAACTTTAAGTACAATCTTTGCGTAATCTAAATCTTCATCTGTAAATACTTCATAAAGACCATTATGTCTCAAACGATTCAATAATTTGATATAATAGTCTTTATTTCTTGAATCAGTAATTTTTTCTTTGTTGTTCATTTACGATATATCGTATAATTTAATTTAATTTAAATTGATTTAATAATTTGATAACTTGCGCCAACCACGATGCCTGAAAAAGCGTCGGTTGCGAAAGAATATCCAAAACCCAAGGGTTCGTAATAATATTTCTCAAGATGTGGAAATAATCCAGAATATCTCATCGGTATACCTACTATTCCGGAAATTAATATTACCAAGAGTGTAGTATATAAATTTACACCGGACATCTTGAACGTATCAAGGGATTTAATTATAATAAAGTGGGTTATTGCTCCAACAAATCCGGCTATAAGCGCAGCGGATAAAACAGTATGTTTTTCAAAATATTCTTCAAGTACGGTTATCCATTTCATATTTTCAATTCCAAAAAATTTAATTTTATCTTCTGATAAAAGTCTAAGAATTATATCCCAAAAAGCGGTTACTAGAAAAATGATTATTATATCTTGTGTTAAATTATTTTTTGCGCTCATTCTAATTTATTTATTTAAAAAAAATATATTTTATTATAAATAAAAGATGTTGACAGAAGTACCAATGCCTGTTATGATCACTGTAGCAATTGTTGTAATACTCGGTGTTCTATGGATGACGGGTACGTTTTCTACCAGGAAGCAGTACAGAAATAGAAACGCTTTTTCATTAGCAGGTGATATTCAGAAGAATTTAACAGCTTTAAATGTTGAACAGATTGAAAATCAAGCATCTAGCAAATTCCATTTTGATGATAGAATCACTAGTGCTGTATTAGATAACGGTGATCGCTTAGACTCCTTGTATACCGAAAAGGCTTATAGAGGTCCATATGGTGTTTCTACAAGATCTGCCATTAATAAAGATGAACCAGTCGCTGTAAAAGTAAAAGATGTAGATCCGGCTGCCGTAGTAGAAGTAGATTCTTCGCAGGTTAAACCGGGTCAAAATGTAGATGTTAAAAAGGAGAATGTAGTGGCAACCGAAGATGTAGTTGTAAAGGCAAAAGATGTTAAACCAGGTGAAAGAGTTACTGTAAAGCCGGATCAGGTCAAGTCGAGAGAGCAGGTGCTTAAAAAGAGCATGGTAACCGGGCAGTCTGAATTAGTATCTAAAGAAGACGTTGATATTAATGAGACGGTAATCGCAGATTCTAGTCAGGTAGATCCTGAGACAACTGTTGTAGTTAAGGCGGCCCAGGTAAAGCCCAATAAGACTGTAGTAGCACAGGGTAAGTCACTTTCTGCTGGAAAGAAAGTAACTGTTGTTGCCGAAAAAGTAAAACCCGAAGAAGTTGTAGTAGTAAAGACATCTGATACCAAACCCATGGCCAAGGTAACTCAAGTTACTCCTGCCTCGGGTCCTTCGCAATTAGCTGTACCGGCGGCTGGCGATGGAATTGAATTAGAAGCTCCAGAGCCTATTTCAATCGGTACCGTAGAAACTAGACTAGCAGGTGGTGCTGGTTTTGGAAAGGTATATTCTATGAATAAGTATCCTGCCAAAAAAGCTTATACTACTGTAAGTGCTAGACAGAGTCTATCCGAGTTTCCTGTAAGATCTACAGTTCACACATCTAGAATTTAAATTTATCTAATCATACATTCATTAAATGATTCATGAATGTCTCTATTTTCAGTCTTGTAACTAATTTTAAATTTCTTGCTTCTATACAATGAAAGTCTTTTACGATGCCAATTATTAAACACACTTATAGTGTCATTGATGTCTATGACAAGTGGTAGATTTTCATTTTTCTTACGTAAAATTCTACCAACTGCCTGCTCGACGTTGCCCTTTGGAGAAGCAAGTATTAACGTGTCTAATTCTGGATTATCATAACCTTCTGAGGCCATCTGATATGTTGCTATTATAATTCTACAATTATTCGATTTTTTAAGAGCGTCTGTTTTCATACCTCCATAGTATAAACCGACTGAATAAGAAATTAATGAATTATAAAGTAAATCACAATGAGCTTTACGATCTGATAATACAAGAATTTTTCTATTTGATGTGTAACACTCTTTAATTAATTTCAATATGAATGTATTTCGAGAGTCTATTTCCGTAATAGAAGTGATACTAGCGGGTGAATTTACTTTTCCATTTGGTAAATATTTTATTACATTATCTGAAAATTCTGAGAAATTATAAATATGTATCTCCGGTTCTATAATAAGCAATTGTATATTTACTACCACTTTACCCAGAAACCATTCAAGTGTGTATTCCAAACGATCCGCTCTTTTTAACGTAGCCGTCAGTCCAAGATTATACTTTGCTCCTATTTTGTAAAACACACTTGAAAAAACTTTAGAACAGTAGTGATGCGTTTCATCATAAACAGCAAACGAAAAATCCTTGAATGTTTCTTCTGGATAGTCTTTCATTGAAATACTCTGTATCATTCCTATACATATACATTCGTTTGTGTTGATATTCTTGCCCTGAATTATACCAGGTGAAACATTTAAAAATTTTTCAATTTGTTCTTTCCATTGTTCCATAAGAGATTCTTTATTAACTAAAATTATTGTCTTGACCCCAAGTAGATGAGAAATGTAAAGACTGGCAAATGTTTTACCCCAACCAGTATATAAACAAGCTATACAAGAACCATTTTTAAGTAATCCTGAATGTATTTCTTCAATGGCAACTTTTTGATATTCTCTCGGCGAAACATTTATTTTAATACAACATGAATGTATTTCATTTAAAATTAACTCGCCTTCATTGGAGAAGTATCGAGGAATGTACATAAATTTATTCGTAAGTTTATACATCACATAATTTATGGGCGCATAATCTCCAGGAGTGAAAGGTGTAACAGTAAGTTCTTTTTTAAGACCAGTTCTTGTCAGATTTACACGACGACCAAAAGGCATTGGTTTTATATGTAATTTATTTTTATATTTATTTAAAGAACTGATATATACATTTTAAATGGTAAAACTTTATATCACAACAGATCGTACATTTCGATACAATAATAGGTGTAATGAAAAGCAATTTTCAGAAATGAAGTGTATTATCAAGAAAAAAACAGATGAAGTACATAATTATATGGAAAATACTCGTCAAATCGGAAATGTTTTGTCGCGCACAAATGGGTTTAATAGAATGATTTATCAAGCCTATTCTGAACTTTATAAAAAGTATACCGATGTTATCCGATATGTTGATAGAATGACAATTTCTCTTCGCGAAACAGAATCAAAACTCAAAGATACCACGGAATTGTATGAAAATCTAGAAGACGTCTATAATGAAAAAGTAGCAGAATGTGAAAGACTTAAGAAAACGGACACTCTAGAAGAAGGTGAAACCAAAGAAGAAAATTTAAATTTGTAAACGTATTTAAAGAAAAGGCTAATATAATAATATGTAACTAGAGTAATTCTATGGAGGCGTAGCTCAGTCGGTTAGAGCGTCGGTCTTATGAGCCGAATGTCGCGGGTTCGAGCCCCGCCGTCTCCATAGAATTATTACATTTTTTTAATTAATTTAAGAACTTGATAGATGGATATGTGTATATACAGAATACTATATCAATGGAATGTTCTATCTGCTGCGAAAAGTTTAACAACTCAACCCATTTTAAAGTAGATTGTAACGGATGTGACACTCAAGATACAGCATGTAGAACTTGTTGTAAGACTTACATCTTGAACTCCCAGAACGATCCTATGTGTATGTTTTGTAAAACTCCTTGGGAACGGGAGTTTATGATTAAAAATTTAACAAAAACATTTGTTGATAAAGATCTTAAAAGACACAGCGAGGAACTTTTTGTTGAAAGACAGATTTCTCTCCTGCCAGATACACAGAAAGATGCTATCAAGGAAAAGAAGATTAGAGAAATAAAGAAACAATTAGATCTTGTCCAGAAAGAAAAAGACAGACTTAAGGAACTAATCAAAGAGCAAAATGATATCTTTCAAGCATATTCCCTAGAATTGCAAAGACTTCATTATGGTACATCCACAGAAGATACATCGGTTGTTAATTTTACTATTAAATGTTGTAATGAGATGTGTAATGGTTTTTTGAACACAGATTACCATTGTGAGATGTGTGAAACTAATTTTTGTAAGATGTGTATGGAAATAAAAGAAGAAGGACATATCTGTAATGAAGAAACTAAAGCAACCGTACAGGCTATTAAAAAACAGGCAAAACCTTGCCCAGGTTGTGGTGAGATGATATCTAAAATAGACGGGTGCGACCAAATGTGGTGTGTTAAGTGTCATATTCAGTTTTCTTGGAGAACTGGGCAACAAATGCAAGGTTATAATCACAACCCGGAATACTTTAGGTGGCTTCGCGAAACCGGGCAGGATATTCAAAGAAATCCCCTTGAGAATGGTAACGCAGCACAAAACGTATGCGGAGTCAACTTAGATGCTGTTTACATTACTCGCACGGTTATGAATCTTTTCCCAAATCAGTTTTTTATCCGCGACGCTTTTTCTAATATGTACAGATTTTATAGACACGTGGAATGGCTAATTGGTACATTTCAGGGGCGCGCAGAAAATTCAAACGGGAGTCTTCTTCAACTCAGGGTAAAATATCTACTGAAGGACATAGACAGAGAACAGTGGAAATTTGAAATTCAAAAGGTAGACAAACAGAATAAAAAGAATATTATGTATGAAAATATATGGAGACTTGTATTTACAGTTTTACAATCTACTTTTGAAAAATTTGCTGTTTACACTCGCGAACAAAAAAACCCGCAAAACTACAAGGAACTTATTGACGAGTGTATCAAATTCAAGAAATACGCGAATAATTCATTTATTAATGTATCAAACACATTTGGCTCTCAAACGTGTCCAGGAATTTCAAAAGAATGGAGGGAAATCGGCAATCTTAAGACTTATATTAAGAAAAACCCTGATAACATTTAAAAAAAAATATTTGTTAATTGTAAATGGATAGAAAACGTGTTAAAATAGGTGTCAAATCAGTTTCTAATCTGATGTCTCGATTAACCACAGGTTACGGCAAGAAAAAATCTGGTTATTACCCACCCTCTTTGGAGGGTTACGATTACAATTCAGAATATGACAGGTATATGAAAAAATGTAAATCGTATCAAGTTCGCAATGAAAAGGGTCGTTGCGTTGGAAGAAAAACTAAAACCGGTTCTAGAACCGGATCTAATCTTGCTGCTAAGGCAATGAAACTTAAACATAAGGAAGGAATAAGTCTTAAAGAGGCGTGGAAAAGAGTAAGATTTGGTTATAATCCTCCTAATTTAGTAGATTATGAATGGAACCCGAAAACTAAACGTTATAATAAAAAATGTAGTTCGGGTAAAGTACGTAATCCTTCCACGGGTAGATGTGTATCGGATGGCACGGCAAAAAGAGGAAGAACCTCGCAACCAAAATCGCCAAAACAGGTTAAAGGTTACAGAGTAGAATTAGTTGTAAAACCTATGGGTGCAGATGAGCGCATAGATTTAATGGGTAAAAATCGTGCCCATAATCTTAAAAAACTCGTTGAATATTATAGTATGCTGCTACCATCGTTAGAATATGAATTTACTATAGTCAACCCAAAGGTCGTTAAGAGAATAGTTGGAGATGAAGGTAGAATAGTATTCAAGTACGATCACTTAACGCCGTTTGCATCGCAACGCGATGCCTGTATCGAAAAAGCTTTATCCATCAGTGGAGATAACCCAATTACAACAGATGGCAAAGGCAGAATTTTAAATATCGAAGCAGGAAAACTATCACCATACGACTTTCCTAATGGTATTATACCAAATGAGACATTTTTATTAGAGGCGCGGGGGGTTGAAAAGAATTGGAAAGGATTATATTAAACTTTTTTGAATACAAAAGAAAAGTTTAGGAAACTACAGATTTGTTCATTTTCTGTTAGATTATATTTATAATTGTCGTATATTTCTGAGAAGTTTTTAATCTCAATAAGTTCAAGACCGTGGTTTTTACATTTCTCTATCAGATGATCTTTATGAAGAAAGTATTCAATTGAAGCACCTCGGTATTCAAAATAAGTCTCTCGGGACGACTTAACCGATTTTAATTCAAATGAATACATTCCTTCGTCATCTGTTCTTTTAAGACAAATTGTGTCGTTTTCAAAATGTCCATTGTTTAGACTTAAAAGACTGGATATAACATCTCCGTCTGCCGCAGTCCCGATAAAGTAACCATTCGTTTTAAGTTTTTTAGAAATCATATTCAATGTAATGTCAATGTCGTTTACGAAATAATGGAAAGAAAATTGACACGAGACTATGTCATAAATTTTATTATTATCTTTAGAATTAACTATATTAAGTGCAAAAGGGTCTATCGCTGAAATATTCCAGAAGTAACACCTTGGCATATTAGGAAGATGTTTCATAGAACTGTATCTCTTGATAGCACCGTCAAAATCATTTTTTTCATATATACTCTTGTTATCAATGTCAAAACCTGTAATGTATTTAAGTCTCGCTTTAGACCACTTCATTAAGTCTCCACCTCTACCAACGGCAATATCCAGGAGTGTATGTCCATTAGTTTTCCTTTGAGCTTCAAAAATGAGTTGCATCTTAATCCAGTTGTGAAATTTACGAAGCCCTTCGAGAGATTCAGTCATAATCGATTGCTGTACAATGTATTGATTATGAATGTACCTATACTTTATATTTTTTTGTAATAAAATTACTTATTTTCATCAAGGGTCATAATAGCCATTGCTGCGTAATTGTGAAGATCCATCAATGTATCTCGCAGTGTTTCATCTATTATTTCAATTTCAACACTCTTTGATGTAATCTTAGAAAATCTTTGAAGTTTGTCTCCAATTCTAACTAGAACTCCTACTGTACCATATGTAGCAAAAGCATCGCCATAATCTGAATTTTTCCTAGCAAAAAGTTCGCGGCAATCTTTTTGAATAGATTCAAGCTGCTGTACACGGTCCATTGTAAATATATATAATTTATTTCTCTAAATTATTACAAAAAATTATAATGCTTAAATAAATAAATTATAAAAGTGTATCACGGTCATGAACTGTAAGTGCGGAATCAGGGCTCTTTTCTTTGAAAAGACTAATCTCGAAGGTACGTTCAATGTATTTAAATGCGATGTTCAGGGAACTAAAAAGAAAGGAAAATGCGATTTCTATTATTCACAAAAAATTAAAGACCCCGTAAAAAGGCTTGTAGACGATACATTACAAACAATTAAAAAAGTTGTAGAAGTAGATCCAAGAGAAACTTACATAAAAGATCTGAATAAGTACATGCGTCTTCTTAAAAATGCTGCGCATTTACCTAAAGAATATTCTACCGATTACATAGCAAATATTAATTACATTTTAAAGAGATTGAATATGAGATTTTATTTTGAAGATACTGAAAGTGTAGAATGTCTTGAAAAAAGAATTAAAAACAATGAATGTATAATTAGTCAACCTGATACCCCTAGAATTACATTTCCATTAAAATTGACAGAATATTCTCCTGAATTGAGAGTGCCACTGAAAACAAAACGTAAAAAGATTAAAAAGATAAAAACCAAATTAGAAATTGTAAAATTTGATTTTAATAGTTTCATAGAAAATGATGAATTTGAGAAACCTGTAGACGAAATTGAGAAACGTGTAGACAATATCGAGAAACTTGTAGATGAAATAGATAATAAGTCGGTATGCAGCGACAATTCAAGCGAAATATCCGATGTCATTGACAATGACGATAATAATACATTTGACGTAGACGACTATGATTCTGATGTAGATGAATCTTTTGATGATACCGGGGCATTTAGCGATTAAATAAAATTAATTAAATATATGCTCTTTTATAAATTGTAACCATATGTTATCAAATATATTAGACGAAAAAAGTCAGGTTAAAATCAATGAAATAGCAAACAAATTTATTTTTCCTATAAAATGTTATGCTATTATATTAATTGTTATTCTATTGCTAAACTCTTATTATTTGTATAAGATTTCTGAAAAATTAAACTAATTTAAAAAAATAATATATACAACCGTAAATGGCAGAACTACCTGTTACAGATCAGGAAATTGAATTTTTTAAAAAGGATGTAGGAGATTACAACGAAATTGATACAGAAATCAAAGAACTTAAGAAAAAGATGAAACCTTATCAAGATAAAATTAAGGAACTTACTCAGAAAAAGAAACAGAAGCAAGAAGAAGTTCTAAACTTTATGTCAAGTAACAATCTAGATGTGTGTCATGTAGGTGACAATTCTAAACTAGAACTTAAAAACACGGCGGTCAGCAAACCAGTCACAAAAGGAGATGTATATGATAGGATATACAAGTATTTTTCTGAAGACATTGATAAGACAGAAGATATGGACTCCCAAGGAAAGGCAAAGTTTTTACACGATTACATATACATCGAGGGACGCGAAAAAGTGCCCACCCAAAAACTAATTTCTAAATAAATTAAAATGTGATAATGTCTTTGTAACAGTTAAGTATATCCAAGACATTAGTGTCTTCTTCATGTATTTCATATTTCTCTTTTTCTAAATGTTTTACGTAATTATTCATAGTAAGTGACTTAATTTGATTATTTTCAATTTTAAACAGACCTATATCTGAATTATACCTATCAGTCGTAAAGCTTAAAACTGTTAAGTTCAATTCAGAATTTTCACCTTCCTTGTACATAACTATATAGTCTTGATACATCTTGAATTTATTAAATTCTTTAAATTTTGATATATCAAATACGTTTTCATTAGTTTTTTTTTCTTGAATTTCTCCATTTTTAAAAAAAATCAAATACGACTTCATTCTATACTAAATTATACATATTTTAATTAACTTTTTTAACCTTAGATATTATAAAAATAAATTTATATAAAAAAATATTTTATAATGAATTATATTCAGTGATGGCTACGGTACCTGTTAACTGGACTATTGATATTAAAGAAAAGATCGATCAGGCTGATAATGAGAAACTATTAGAATATTTTCAAGTTTTAGATGAAAAATGGTCTGTTAATAAGGAAGATGATATAATAGAAACTGCGTGTAAAAATCTCTGTATACCCGATTTAGAAGCAGTTGATACCAGTATTTTGTCGGTTGAACTGGAAAAATCTATATTCGAAACTACGCTGTTGTATTTCAAATTTAAAAAATACATATCGGATTTTGAAGACTATCAAGAAAGATGGAATAAGATTTACGAAGTAATTTTTTATTCTGAAAGGTTAATCCGTGATACTTATATACTTTTTCGTACATCCGATCCTAATAGGAATTCATTGTGTAACGAAGATCCAGATGTACTTTTTAAGTATGCTAGGTTTACAGACGATTCTAAAAAAACCCCTTATCAATGTCTTCTTCTGTATCTTCTAGAGCTATTTTCAGAAGAAGGATTTACAAAAGCAGGCGGCAACTTGTATAAACCCGTATTCTACAGGAAATGTAACACGCATGCGTGGAAAAAGCAATGCACAATCAAGGATTACATCTATCACAAAACTGACCACAAAATTAACTTTAATCAGTGGAAAAATGCTACGGCTAACGGTACAAGTAATATAAACAACGCTGAAAAATACTTCAATGAATTTATCGGACCCGAATTGCCAGCATTAAATAAAGATCGTCACTTATTTGCTTTTAAAAACGGTAATTACATAACAAAGTATAACACTGCAGAACCAGGTGATACACCTGTGTATGTAGACGTATTCGTTCCGTATGGTGAAAGTCATCCCTATCTTAATAATTTGTCTGTAGCAGCAAAATATCACGACTATAAATTTGATAACTATGAAGAGTATTCGGAGGACGAATGGTTTAACATCATAGCACATTGTCCTACATTTAAAAGCCTCCTTGATTATCAGGATTTTACAGAAGAAGTTCAGAGATGGTTTTGTACATTTATGGGCAGGATGTGTTTTAATCTAGGTGATATGGACAACTGGCAGGTTCTGTTGTATCTACTCGGGCAGGCTGGTGCCGGAAAGAGTACAATTGTAATGAAAATTATTCAAAAATTTTACGAAGAAGAAGATGTAGGCATCATCGCAAATAACATCGACGCAAAGTATGGTATCAAGCCTCATGTTAATAAGTTTATTGTACTTGCTCCGGAGATTTCCGAAAATTTTAAGATGGAGCAGACAGATTGGCAGCTTCTAGTTGAAGGAGGACGCAACACTTATTCTGAAAAGTATAAGTCGGACGAAACTATTAACTGGGAAGTTCCGATGATGATGGGTGGAAATAAAATTATGAGATATAAAAATAACTCAGAAAGTGTATCGCGCAGAACAGCGGTAGTAAACTTTTGGAAAAAAGTAGTAAATACAGACACCGAAATTGATAAAAGACTAGCAAAAGAAATACCGAGTATCATGAAATTGTGTATTCGCGGGTACTATCACACACTTAAGAGACATGGTAAGAAAGGTATCTGGAACATTCTTCCGCAATACTTCAAGGAAAACAAAGAAGAGATGGAGCAAACTACTAATTCTCTTCAGCATTTCTTGAAATCTGGTAAGGTAGTGTTTAATAAGAACTATTATGTACCCCTAAAGGTATTTTCTCAGATTTTTAACGATCATTGTAGGGAAAATAATCTACCACGCGAACAATTTACAAAGGACTATTATATGGGCATCTTTACTAATAACGATATCAAGGTTGTACAACAAGGTTCCAGAGAATATCCTACTAATTCCGGAATTATTCTCAAACGTACTACATTTGTACTCGGTATTGATATTCCGGGAGACGATAATGAACTCCCCGAGGATGACCCCGAATAAATTTACATTATATTTTCACGTTAAAACATTAGTTTTAATTTATAGTTATATATTAAATGCCAAAAGAAATGTTACCTGAACTATTAGATACTAGCGGTGATTTTATATTCAAGATTGGAATTGGTTCAGTAATTGTAATTATTATTTACTTTATATTTAATTTATTTTCCAAGCTGAGAGAAATAAATGACAAACTGGACTCTTTTTTAACAGATTTTAAACCTGCCGAAGCACAGGAATATTCGGGTGATGTAATTGAAGACATCACTGATAAAACCGAAAAGAAGGAGTCGAATGTAGATTTAACAGGTATTGACATTACAGAAGATCTACCATCTATCGAAGAATAAACCTCAGGTAGGACATGTGAGTAAACTTTCATTCCTTACAAATGCGTCTATTATACATCTATACATTCTTTCATATGAAGCGATGTCATTTCCGCCCGTAATTATAACACTACCGGGTCTGAATACAATACATGACATCACTTTATTAGAATCTGGATCTTGCATTTTGATATTTACACCCGGGTATTTATTTGGGTTAAAAGAGTATGTTTTGAGATAATTTAATTTACCCTGGTCTAAAATTTTACACAAATCTGACTGTTTTATATATTTGTCTATTTTAAAATCAGAATTTATCATGCATATTCTAGCGTTTGAAATATGAGCCGTTTCACTTGTAAATGCATTTAATACACTAAGTCTCTTAAAAAGTTTTCTTAAGGCATACGTCGTTGAATATGGATTAAGAACCCCTGCCAATTGAATATTTCCATTTGAAAATATTTTAGCGGAAACTTTGGGTTTATTTTGATATTTCACGGTTATGTAGATATTAGCACAGTTATAAAATTGTTTCTTGCCGTTTTCATCATTATATACGGCTTTATACTTCTCAGTGTCTATAACACTATTAAAACAGCAACAAACCGTCATTGTAGAGATGTCCCACTTTTTAATAACATTAAATGATGTATATTTTTCATCTTCCGAGAATTTATTTTTATAGACTTGATCAAAACTTTTAAAATTGGGATTACAAATACAGTCTGTATATTGAGAACGCGGGTCGCAAATTGTACACATCTTATTGTAAGGTCCGTGTTCTTTATATACTAATTTGTTTCTTTATATAGTTATTTTTTGTAATTATTGGTCTCTAAATTCATTTATAGTCTCTACTACAAAGATATAATCAATTATTAATTGTGTGTTTACTGATTTCTTACATGCTTTCAATAACAATGAAGACATTTCTTTGGAGTGATTATTTACAAGATGTGTGAAATAAAATATAAATCTTGGAAGATAAAATCTATAAGTCTCTTCTAAATTCAATTCTTTATTATTAATGTCTTTTATGATGTCATATAAGCAATATGTTAAAATGTTGAAATCTATGTCTCTAATCATATCATCTGATACTATCAATTTATTGGATGACTTGCGATGATAATAAATTATTAATCTATTTATTTCTTCGATCTTTTTATTTGACAGTTTAATTCTAGTACAGGGATCTCTAAAGTCTGACATCTTATTTAAATAAATTACGAACGTGTCAAAATCGTAATATATGTACTTACTGTTATTTTTAATACAAATCCAAGGATACCTAATTTCTTCGTGAGAAATAGGACAAATATTATTAAAATCAAGTGTTTCCCTGATTTTTTGCTGTATTACTCTAGCAGCAGAATATTTATTTAACATGTCTAAAATAAAAGACTTGTTGTATTTTTCATTTTTAATTTTGTAAATTTTACATATTTTTCTTAAACACTTCACTGTTAAAATATTTGAATATTTAATCATCTATTTAATTAATTTATCTTTTTAAATCTTTTTAATTTAATTTAAATGTGTATAAAAAAATACAATAGTAAACTACAAATGTCATCTTTTAAGATATCCAAAAAAACAGTTCATACGGATTCGAGAACCTCCATTATAGATAAACATCTTGAAACTATCAAAAAAATAGAAGACGACAAAACAAATTTAGACAAATATCATTCAGAATTAATACTATTAAAAAAAACCAAGAAGAACTTTGAAATTAAACGTAATTGTTCAGATGTTTTTAATGTTTCTAGACAGATAGACGATTTAAAAGACAAAATTAAAAAAATTGAAAACGATACAGAATTATCCGATTATTTATTTGATTCTATAAAATTTATAAAGGAAATAGATAATAACGGTTGTACCACAGTAGAAGATACTTCTGAAGAAGGTATATTTAAATATATTTCACTTGAATCAAAAAATAATAAAGGTGAGTTGTATAAAATGTACATGGAAAAATGTTTTCCATCGGAATCGGGTTCCCGCTTAGAAAATAAACGTAATAACATTTTTAGGTGCCCAGGCTGCGACGGCAAGACAACTAACGATATCTCATCGGGGCTCTCAGTGTGTTTTAACTGTGGTCTAACAGAAAAAACAAATATTTCAAATCTTCCAGAATGGAATCATGCGGAAACACATGAATACATCAAGCCTTATAGTTACAAAAGAACAAACCACTTCAAGGAATGGATAAATCAAATACAAGGTCGAGAAGGAACTCTTATACCTAATGAGGTTATAAATTTATTAATAATTGAAATTAAGAAAGAGAGATTAAAGGACAAAACTTTAATTACATATAGTAAAATCAAAGAATTTCTGAAAAAACTTAAACTTAATAAATATTACGAACATATTCCAAATATAATACATAAAATAACGGGTAATAAACAGTTAATTATTAATAATGAACTTCAAGAAAAATTAGTTGGTATGTTTAATGATATACAAGAACCATTTGATAGAAATTGTCCGAAGAATAGAAAAAATTTTTTAAGTTATTCTTATACATTATATAAATTTTTTCAATTATTAAATAAGGACGAGTATCTT